GGCATACGTTGACGCTGCATGTGAACGGGCGGGACCGGACCTCAAAACTGGCCGATATGAAATCGGATCAGAAATATCCCAATCTGACCGCCAGCCAGATCGCGACCCAGCTGGCCGCGAAATATGGCCTCACGCCCCAAGTCACCACGACGACGACCAAGGTCGGCAAATACTATTCGATCGACCATGTCGATCTGCACGAAGACCGCACCGACTGGGACCTGCTGACCTGGCTGGCGCGCGAGGAACAGTTCGTGGTGTTCGTGAAGGGGGCCGTGCTCTACTTCCAGCCGAAACCCGACCCCAGCCAGGACCCCTACGTTTTCCAGATCACTCAGACGGCGCTTGACGGCGGCGGAACGGCCATCGATGGCAATTTCATCAAGCTGTCGACCTCTCGCGAGATGACCCTGGCCAAGGATATCAAGGCCAGCGTGAAGTCTTGGCACAGCAAGAAAAAAGCGGCGTTCGAACGTACCGCGTCACGCATCGGCGGCAAGGTCTTCGGCTCCGGCGGTCCCGCGTCGACCAGCAATGCCGGGGTGCAGACATATAGCTATGTGATCGCTGGTCTTGAACCAGACCAAGCCCAGGCCCGCGCCCACCAACTGCTTGCAGAGGTGATCGCCCACGAGATGAAACTCACCGTCGAGGGACCGGCGGACAATTTGCTGCAGATGACCGACGTCATCCAGCTGAAGGGGACCGGCACGGCCTGGGACCAGATCTACTATCCCGACATTATCACCCGGTCACTGAGCGCCGAGGCCGGCTACACTTGGCGGGTCGAGGCCAAGAACCATGGCGCCGCCGCCGAGCCGTCGCCATGAGCAGCGAAGGCCATCGGCTGAATAGCGCCATCGCCCAGATCGCTGAAATGGCCGCATCGGGGCTGGCGGTGTCGAAGATGGGCCTGGTCACCTCCTACGATCCGGCGACCTTTTCGGCCAAGGTGGTGATCCAGCCCAGCGGGATCGAGTCGGGATTTTTGCCTATCTGTCCGCCTTGGGCGGGCAATGGCTGGGGCTTCTTCGCCCCACCGCCGACGGGCGCTCAGGTGCTGGTGCTGTTTCAGGAGGCCGACAGCCTGGTTGGCGTCATCACGCTGACGGTGCCGAATGACATCGACGTCCCGCTTGCTGTTCCGTTGGGCCAGGCGTGGTGGCAGGACAGCGCCGGCTCGTTCGTCAAGCTCACAAACGACGGCCAGATCACCGTCACCGCTCCGAACGGCCTGACCATCGACGCGAACGTCACCGTCAACGGCTGGGTGCATTCCACCGGCGACGTGATTGCGAACGGCAAGAGCCTCGACAGCCACACCCACCCCGATCCGCAGGGTGGAAACACCGGACCACCGAACTGATCACCGGTTAGGAGGCGTCGATGGCCGATTTGCTCGATATCGACGATGTCTTCCAGGAATGGGGCAACGACCTTCAGCTTTCCGCCACCGGCGACCTGGCGCGCGCCAACCGCGGCGACCGCAGCCAGCAGCGGGTTCTGCGCCGGCTGCTGACCAACGCCGGCGACTATATCTTCCATGTCGACTACGGCGCCGGCTTGCCAGCCAAGGTCGGCACGCTTGAGGACGACGCCAAGCTCAAGGCTCTGATCCGGGGCCAGATGCAGCTCGAAGCTTCGGTGATGCACACGCCGGAGCCGCAGGTCGACATTCTGCCGATCCCAGGCGGGGTAACGGCGGACATCCAATACGTCACCGCGCCCGAACGGCAACCCGCCGCCCTGTCCTTTTCGGTGGCCGCATAGATGATCCTCTCGACCAAGACCTTCACCGATCTGGTTCGCGGCCAGGTCGCCGCCGTCCAAGGCGCCGCGGCGGGCCTGGCGGACTTCACCATCGGCTCGATCCTCCGCGCGGTGGTGGAATCCATCTCTCAGGTCGTGCTGTGGCTGCAGGGCCTGATCCTGGCGCTGCTGAGCACCACGCGGGCGTCGACATCCGCCGGCGCCGACCTTGACAGCTGGATGGCCGACTATGGCTTCACACGCTTCGGCGCGGCGACCGCCAACGGATCGGTCACTTTCGCCAGCCTCAGTGCGGCGTCCGCTCGACTGGTCCCCGCAGGGGCCACGGTGGAGACGGCCGACGGCTCGCAGCAGTATGTCGTCATCGCCGATCCGACCAACGGGGCGTGGAACGGCGCCCTGAACGGCTTCAATCTTCCGGATAATACCGCAAGCGTCACCGTCACCGTTCAGGCGCTGGTCGCCGGGTCGGCCGGTAACGCCGCCATCGGCGCGATCAACACCATCACCTCGCCGATCGTGGGCGTGGACACCGTGACCAACGCAGCCGCCTTCGCCTCCGGTTCCGATCCGGAGTCCGACGCGGCGTTTCGGGCGCGGTTTGTGCTCTATATCGCCAGCCTAGCCAGGGCGACAAAGGCGGCCGTGGCCTATGCCATCGGAACCCTCGACCTGGGCCTGTCCTACCAGATCGTCGAAAACCTCACCTATGGCGGGTCGCCGGACGGCGGCTATTTCTACGTCATCGTCGATGACGGCTCCGGCGCAACGCCTTCAGGCACGTTGAACGCCGTGTATCTGGCCATCGACGCCTACCGGCCGATCAAATCCACTTTCGGCGTTTTCGCCGCGTCCACGGTTGTCGCCACGATCTCACTGACGGTCACCGCTCTGGCCGGCTACACCCACACCGCCGTCGCCGGCGCTGTTCAGGCCGCGATCACCGCCTACGTCGACGCGCTCCCCGTCGGAACAGCGCTGCAATACTTCCGCTTGGCCCAGGTCGCCTATGACGCATCCCCAGGGGTCGGCGACGTTCTTGCTGTCCTGCTGAACAGCGGAACCGCCGATCTGGCCTGCACCACTGAACAGGTCATCAGAACCTCAAGCATCACGGTGTCGTAGTGGCGATCGGCGATCAGGGGAACGTTTTCACAAGGCTGAAGTCCTACCTGCCGCCATGGTTTGGATCCGGACTGACGCCGGTTCTCGACGCCCTGTTGCAGGCCCCGGCGTGGGCGCTGAGCTTCGTCTATCAACTCTACGCCTATGCGACGCTTCAAACCCGGATCAAGTCCCAGACCGACGGCTGGCTTGACCTGACCTCGGCGGATTTCTTCGGGGCTGCACTGCCGCGAAAGGCCAACGAGACCGACGCCGCCTTCGACGCCAGAATCCTCGCCAATCTGTTCGTCGAGAAAGCCACCCGTGACGGGATCGAAGACGCACTTGAACGGCTGACCGGCCAGACCCCAATCATTTTCGAACCTCTCAGGCCCCTCGATACCGGGGCCTACGGCGCGCCGAACTGGGGTTACGCCGAGGCCGGCGGCTATGGCTCCCTTCTGATGCCGTATCAATGCCTCGTCGACGCCTATCGTCCGGTGAACCAGTCTGGGACACCGGCGCTCGCGGGCTACGGAAGCCCCAACGGCGGTTACGGCGATGCGTCCTGGCTGGTCTGGGGCGACCAGACCCGGCTCGGCGGCATCGTCACCGACGCCGACATCTACGCGATCGTCGACGCCACAAAACCCATAGGCGCGATCATCTGGGTTCAGATCCACACGGCCGCAGCTCCGGGCGGTCAGCTGGACTTCTCCGATCCCGACGACAGCGGCTTTGTCGCCGCAATTTAGCCAGCCCAGGAGGCCGATTTGCATCGAGTCATCGTCGAGCCGGGCCAGGTTCCCCTGGAGACCGACATCCTGAAATCCAATCGCTACCCCATGGTGGCGTTGGCGAAACTGTCGGCGGCTGTGTTTGGCTCGTCCACCCTGGCCAACGGCCTGGCCGTCACGGCGACGTCCCCAGCCTCAATGCAGGTCAACGTCGCGCCAGGCGAAATCTATCAATTGGCGAACCTCGACGCGACCGGCTACGGGTCGCTCTCGGCGGACACCACCCACAGCATCCTGAAACAGGGCATCTCGCTGGACGCGGTGTTGTTGTCCTGCCCGGCGCCGTCCACCGCCGGTCAGAGCATCAACTATCTGATCCAGGCGACCTTCGCCGAACCAGACGCCCTTTCGGTAGTGCGGACCTATTTCAACGCGTCGAACCCCGCCGTGGCCTGGTCCGGACCTGGGGGAAACGGCAATCCCGACTTCACCGAGCGCCAGGGCCTGGTGACTCTCTCGGCGCTGGCGGGCGTGACGGCGACGACGGGAACGCAGACGACGCCGGCGCCCACGACAGGCTACGTCGGTCTCTATGTCGTCACCGTGGCCTATGGCGCGACCACAATTACGTCGGGGAACATCTCGGTAGCCGCCGGGGCGCCGATCCTCGTCGAGACGCTGCTGCAGAAGATCAGCCAGGCCACGGCCGACGCCCGCTATCTGCAACTGGCCGGCGGCCAGATGACTGGGGCGCTGAACGAGGCCAAGGCGACCAACATCGCATCGGCGTCGACTGTCGATCTTGGGGCCGCGACAGGCAACCTCGTCCACATCACCGGCACGACCACGATCACCTCGCTCGGGTCCTCGCTGACACCGGCCGGCGCGATGCGCACCGTCATTTTCGACGGCGCACTGACGCTGACATACAATTCGACGAGCCTGATCCTGCCCGGCGCGGCGAACATCACGACCGCGGCCGGTGATGCGGCCATCTTCCGGTATGAAGGTTCCGGCAACTGGCGCTGTGTCTCCTACATGCTTGGCGGCGCGCTTCAGGTCACCGCCAAACAGGTCCAACAGGACGCGTTCAACTTCATCGGAACCTTCGGCGGCACGACGGCGGCCTATACCTGCACGATGTCGCCGGTCCCGTCTGCCTACACCGACGGCCTGACCGTTCGCGGCAACGTCACCGCGACCAACGCCACCAACCCGACGCTGAACGCCAATGGTCTCGGGGCCAAGAACATCTACGCCGCCGACGGAACGACGCAGCTTCTCGCCGGCGCCCTGACCCTGCATTGCAGCTTCCGCTACTCCACAGCCGCTGGCGGAAGCGGGGGATGGGTCTATATCGCGCCGCCCAGCGCCAGCGGCGAGCCGACCGCCGTTGGGACATCCAATTCCAGCATGGTCACCCCAGCGGGACTGGCTGGCGCCAAGATCCCAGGCGCCCTGACCGACGGCGCCAGCGTCCCGTGGAACATGAACGACAACTGGAATACGAGCTGGACCCTCACGGGCAACAGCCACTCGTTGCAGGTCAATTCCAACCCCCAACTCGGGCAAACCTACTACCTCACCGTCATTCAGGGCGGCTCCGGCTCCTATACCGTCAGCTGGCCCGGAGCCTTCGATTGGGGAACCGCCGGAGCGCCGACACTCAGCACCACCGTCGGAAAGGTCGATCTGGTCACCCTGTATTGCTACGACGCGACGACCCCGAAGGTCCGCGCCGTGTTCAGCAAGGGCTGATGAGGACGCCCCGCGACGCCATGCTCGGCGTCATCTCCGGCCTGCTCGTCATCGCCGCCATGGGGACGGGCGCGCTCGCCGCCCATGTCCTCGCCGCCACCTGATCCATCAAGGACGCATCATGCAACGACGCGGTCTCATCCCGGCGCTTGTGACGCTGTGCGCGTTGCTGTTCGCCGCGCCGGCTTTCGCCGACAACTATCTGGTCAAGGATGGCGACGGCGTCATCCAGACCTTCTGCTCAAGGTACGTCTCGTCAACCCACTACCCGTGCCATCTGCTCTACGGCAGCTATTCCGGCGCCCCGACGCCGTTGTCGGTCGATGCGAGCGGCAACATGGGCGTCAATCTTCAGAATGTCCCAGCCGTTACGGCCACCCCCAACGCCGGCGCCGAGGCCAACTCCGCCGCCTCCGTCGGCGTCTCCTCCGCGCAGGCGCTGGCGCCCGGCGCAAGAAAATATCTGTTCGTCCAGAACGTCTCCGCGACCGCGAGCGTCGGCTGCAATTTTGGCGGCGGGACGGCGGCGCTCAACACCGCCGGCACGCGCATGTTGCCGCCCTATGCGTCGGCGACGTTCGAAGAATCCTTCGTTCCCAACCAGGCGGTCAACTGCATCGCCAGCGCGGCGTCAACGCCCGTCACGATCGAGAGCTTCTGATGCACATTCCCAGGACGATTTGCGCGGCTATGCTTGCGCTCTGCCTCTCGCCCGCCCGGGCGCTGGCGGCCATGAGCGTGCCTTCGCCCCAGCCGGCCTACGGCGTCAAGGTGACCGACTACGGCGCGGTCTGTGACGGCGCTACAAGCGACAGTGCGGCGTTCAACGCCGCCGTGGCCTCTGGAAACGTCGCGATCCACTTGCCGCCCGGCAAGACCTGCGCGATCGCCAGCACGATCACGATGACGATGAGCAACGTGGGACTGATTTGCGACGTGCTGGCGTCGGAGACTCATTCCATCGGCTCGCCGCCGTTGACGGGCTGTCATCTGAAATGGACCGGCGCATCGGCGGGAACGATGATCTCGATCGTCGCCCCCTCGGGTTCGACGTCGAAAGGCGTGCTGACCGGCAACTTCGTCCGCGGCGTCTATATCGACGGGAACGGTGGCTTGGCCGCCAATGGATTGCTGCTCGAGGCCGTCCGCGCCGGAGCCTACGACGATCTCTACTTTGCGGGCTTTGATGGCGGAACGGTGCTGGATCTCAACGAGCCGGCGGTCACTTCCAGCACCTTCGGCGATCAGCCCAGCGATCAGTTCAACGTCCTCAGCAACATCGCCATCGACCAGTACGGCCACACCAGCACCGCGCTCCATCTCGGCTCTTACCTGGACGCAACGCTCGGCTCGAACGCTTCGTTCAACACCATCGTCAATCTCGATGTCGCCCATTATACCGGCAAATGCATCGTTCTTGACGGGGCGGACAACAACACCTTCATCAACGCCCGTTGCTACCAGTCCGGCTCTGGCGTTCACGCGGTCGACTTCAATATCTA